AGCGATTGAACAATGGTCAAAAGACTCGCTTGCCACCTGACAAGACCGCACAACACCCACTAGGGGCTTTCCCATTGTTCATCGCCTAGATGCCACTCTAGACAAACGCATTGTGGCACAACAAAGCGCAAAGCAAGTGATAAAAAACCTGCAAAACCTAGGGTTTCCACTGTAGTGTGACGCTTGTGTCATGCTAGGATTCATCCATCGCAACAACGCGATGCACAGAGACAAGACATGAAACAAAAACTCATCGACATAGCCTTCGCCATCCTTACCGGCTTGATTGGCTGCGCCTTCCTTCTTCATGCGCTAGATGCGCTTTGGATGTGATCGTGATTCACTACCACGGCACTCCCATCGGTGGCCCGCGCAAGGATGCGGCGCGATTCTTAGCCGGTCGCCATGCCCTTGTGCCCTTTAGCTACCCTGACGACATCGGCATCGTTGCTGAGGTTTGCCAGTCGTTTTGCCTAGACAACGGTGCGTTTACCGTGTGGAAGCAGGGCGGCAAACTTGATGTGGATGGGTATATCAGGTGGGTGGCAGAGTGGCACCGGCACCCCGGCTTTGACTTTGCCCTGATCCCTGATGTGATCGACGGTACGGCTCAGGAAAACGACGCGCTAGTTGAGAGATGGCCGAAGGTGCTGAACGGTGTTCCCGTGTGGCATATGCATGAACCCACGCCAAGGCTGACATGGTTGGCAAAACAGTTCAGGACAGTCGCTTTAGGGTCTAGTGGAGAGTTTTCTTCGGTCGGCACGCCGCAATGGTGGGGCAGGATGAAGCAAGCAATGAAGGCCGTGTGCGACGAGCAAGGCCGACCGTTTTGCAAGCTGCATGGGCTTCGAATGCTTGACCCTGACATCTTTACACGCCTGCCCTTGTCGTCTGCCGACTCAACCAATGCGGCAGTCAATTCGGGATCACTTAGTCGGTTTGGTTCGTATCTGCCCCCTACCGTGGCGCAACGCGCAGAAGTCATTGCCGAGCGTATTGAGGCAAACAACTCAGCACCGGCATTCATTGAAACGCAGGAGGAACTGTGCTTTACATTGCAATCGTGATCTATGCCGTCGCAATGACGGTCGCCAACCTGACCATAGCCGCATTTGGCCCTTGGGTCAGCCCGATCAATGCTTTTTTCTTGATTGGTCTTGACCTGACCTTGCGCGATTGGTTGCAGACGCGACTAAATCAGCTTCAGATGCTATGCCTGATCATTGCATCAGGGTTGGTTACCTACCTTGCCAACCCATCGGCCCACATGATTGCGATTGCGTCAGCAGTCGCGTTTACCGGAGCTGCCTTTGTGGATTGGTCGGTGTTTACGAAGGCCAAAGGAACTTGGTTTGCAAAGGCCAACAAGTCAAATGTCGCGGGCGCTGCGGTTGATTCGCTGATCTTCCCGACCATTGCGTTTGGGTCACTAATGCCGCACATTGTCCTGATGCAGTTTGCGGCAAAAGTCGGCGGTGGCTTTGTTTGGTCTTATGTCTTCTCAAAAGTCAGGGGGAATGGATGATCGCTCTTCCTGAATGGATCGACCCCGAGGCTTGGGAAGGCTTTTGCGAGATGCGTAAGGCCATGAAAAAGATTCCCTTTACCGACCGCGCACAAAAGATGGTGCTGAAGTCTTTGTACGAGCTACGCGCTGCCGGACATGACCCAAATGCTTCGCTTGACCAATCAACGCTGATGGGTTGGCGCGATGTGTTCCCGCCACGAGCCAAGGAAATCCCCGTCATCAAGTCGCAGGCCGACGAGACAGCCCGATACCTTGCCGAGCAGGAAAGGCACCGTAGAGAGTCTAAAAACAGCCCTGCGCGTATCGCAGCCCTTCAAGCAATCCGACGAGTCCAATGATCAAAGTCAACGCCATGTCTCAGGCGCAGCTAATCAAGCTGCTGCTTGATGGCACGCACACTTGCACCGAACTAGCCGAGGCAAGCGGTTTGCACTACGTCACCGTGCTTCACTACTGCCGGGAGCTTTACAAGGCCGGAGCCGCGCACATCCATATGTGGGAGAAAGACAGCCGAGGCAGGGACTTGCTCAAGGTCTACAAGTTGGGACAAGGCAAGGATGCCAAGCGGCGAAAGATGAGTGCGGCAGAGCGTCAGCAGAAGTACCGAGACAAAAAGAAGCACGCGCAGATGGTGCAAGTAACCACGGGTAATGGTGAGTACGAAGCCCGAGCAAATGGGCGTGTTGCTTTTGTGGGGAACTGACCATGAGCATCAGAGTGCTTCCAATTGCACCGTTTGAAGTAGAGCCTTGGCTTTTAGAAAAACATTACGCCAAGCGCATTCCTTCTATCTCCTATGCCTTCGGTGCCTACATTGACAATGAGTTGGTGGGCATAGTGACCTACGGAACATCTGCAAGCTCGACACTTCGTTTTGGAGTGTGCGGTAAGAAGTGGGAAGAATGCGTCATTGAGCTAAACAGACTTGTTTGCGTCAATGAAAAAAACATGGCTTCTCAGTTGATAGGCAAGTCATTGCAAATGCTTCCCAAGCCAACCATTGTTGTTTCGTATGCCGATTCCGGTCAGGGTCATGTTGGTTATGTTTACCAAGCGACAAACTTTCACTACACGGGGTTAAGTGCGAAGTTTCGTGATCCAAAGGTCAGAGGTCTTGAGCATCAGCATCATGCAACTTACGCGCATGGGTTGAGCAATGAGCAGTTGATTGAAAAGTATGGTGCTGAGAATGTCTATTTTGTGGAGCGTTCGCAAAAGCATAGATACATCTATTTTTGTGGCAACAAGAAACAAAAAAAGCAAATGCTTGATGACTTGCAATATGACCTGATGCCTTATCCAAAAGGTGAGTCACAGACCTATGACGCAGGCGGCAAAGTCAAAACACAAATGTTGCTCTTTGCTTGAAAGGATTGCGATGATTTCGTGCATGGGCGGTTGGTGTACCCGCAGAGACAAATGCCTTTACTACACCCTTCCTTCTGCTAATCATGTTGAGCGACTATGTGAGGATGACAGCTATGACGCATTTATACCGAGAGTTCCACCTTCGCAACCCGACCGTGTGGCAAGTGTTTACCGCGTTTATCAAATCAAACGCGAAAGCGATGGTCGATGCCGGGACACCCCTGCGCTTAATCGTCACCACCGCAGAGACAAAGAGGAATAGCGAACAAAACAAACGCTATTGGGGGCTTGTCCTCAAGACCATAGCCGCGACCGCTTGGGTCGATGGTCAGCAGTTCTCAGCCGATGTGTGGCATGAGTTCTTCGCTAGGAAGTTTGGCGTTTGTGATGATGTGAAGCTGCCCGGTGGCGAGGTGGTCAGCCGCCGCCGCAGCACAACAGACATGAGCGTGTCGGAGTTCACAACCTACATGAATGAAGTGGAGTCCTACGCAGTTCAGCAGTTGGGGGTGGCCTTTGAATAAGTTTCCCTATGTGCGGGACAAACGCATTCTTGAGTTTTGCCGCACCGTCCCTTGTCAGTCATGCGGGGTTGCAGATGGCACCGTGGTTGCAGCACACTCCAATCAAAGCATTCACGGCAAGGGCATGGGCATCAAGGCTTCAGACCAATTTGTAGCCGCTATGTGCCGCGCCTGCCATTACGAAGTGGACCAGGGACGGGCATCTTGGGATGGCAAGCTGATGATATGGAATGCCGCCCATGAGCGAACCAAGACCCTTATCAAACGCGCAGGATTGTGGCCCGATGAGCAACCTTGAAGAACTGTTCGCCCTGCAAATCCGCGCCCTGCGCCTGCCTGCCCCGGTGAGGGAACACAAATTCCACCCGCGCCGCCGGTGGAGGTTGGATTTCGCATGGCCCGATCAGATGGTGGCGGTTGAGGTCGAAGGTGGCGTGTGGACCAATGGCAGACACTCCACCGGGGTTGGCTTCACCCTTGACTGCGAGAAGTACGCTGAAGCCATGTGCCTTGGTTGGCGCATCCTTCGGGTCACCGGCAAGCAAGTTGAGACAGGGCAGGCTATTGATTGGCTGACTAGGGTTTTCACCACCAAAACACACTAAAAGCTGACGATAATAGAGCTTTTACGGACCTAGATGATGACCGCACACCCATCCCAACCCCTTCCGCTTTCCCCCCACAAACAAGCAAATCCCCTTGGGTGGCCTTTCGGAGCCTTACCACCCAAGGTGCTGTCGCGCCTGCTTGCCGAGCAGAAACGCGACAAGATTGCCAAGGCTCCACCCGCACCCTTCTAAGTGAAAGACAAGACATGAAACAGATAGCACAAGCCTTCGTGAAGGCACAAAAAGAGTTCGCCCCTGCGCTGAAGACTTCCTCAAACCCTCACTTCAAAAGCCGATACGCCGACCTTGCCGCCTGCGTCGAGGCAGTCATTGATGCCCTAAATTCTTGGGGCATCGCCCTGATTCAGCAGACCCACGAATGTCAGGATGGGGTAATCGTGGAAACCGTCCTGCTGCACGAGTCCGGGGAGCAGATGACCGGGGGCAAGCTCCATGTGCCCGCCGCCAAGCAAGACCCGCAGGGCTATGGCTCGGCCTTGACCTATGCTCGCCGGTACTCGCTCATGGCGACCTGTGGCATCGCCCCTGAAGACGACGACGGGAATGCTGCTTCTAAGCGTCCTGACCCCGATTACGCCGCTTTTGAGCGTCAGTGGCTACCCATGCTTCAGGATG